ACCTCCGTCAACATCGAACTTCACCCTCACGTACCCGTCAACCAACGCATTGGCAAGTGCGGTGCGAGAGCCGACCACGGTGATTGCAGAACCTGCAACACCTTCGACTCTCCCATCGTCACTCGGGACAAGGAACAACTGCGACTGCGAGACGTCTACTGTCTTTTTCAGTTCAGTCTCGCTCTTTCGCATTGGTTCCAGTGTGTAGGTGGGTTCGGCATCTTCGGATACTGCAACAATGCGATAGATGAGTCCATCGTATGCTACGTAATCTCCAAATTTAGCCATTTGTTACCCCCTTACGCTACGTTGGTGATGAACGCCACGAGCGGAATGTTCTTGGTGTCGTACTTCATGCTCCACATTGCAGGATTTGCAAACTCTGCATTGGTTGGGCTTTCCTTGGCCGCACTGTCGGCATCGAAGGAGAAACCGTACGGGTGAAGCAGTCTGCCCCACTTGCTGTACAGCTTCTGCACACCACCAGTGGTCTCGGGGTCGTAATCCACATAGTTGGGAGTGTCAATCCTAACAGGGGCGGTCACGAACAGTCCGGTGCCGAGCAGGTAAGTGTGATACTCGACCTTTCCACTGGTTGTGTTGGATACTGCGGTTGCAGTATCATCGATGATAACGGGTTTGCCAAGGAAGCGCTTGGTAAACGGGTTCTCGCTCTGCTTGCCGTCCTTGATTACCACATCAGTGGCGAATCCCTGCCGAACGAGGTCGGTGAATACGGCACTGTGCATGAACCATACTTGGAACTCTTCCATGTGGTCTCCGAGTGCTTCCTGCATTGCTACAATGGCAGTGTCGGGGGTCAGACGGTTTGCGTCCTTAACGGTTCCAGCGGTGTCAAGCGCAATGTTGTTGACGTGGCTTGCAAAATCGCCGACACCCTCAAGTCCCTTGAGAATGGAAAGCAGAGCCTTCTGGTTCTCCTTGGCTTGGTATGCGCCGACAGAGCGGGCAACATTGGCGAGGTCGTTTGCTCCGGTAAGCTCATGGGTGAAGTCCTGCTCCTTCCATGCCTTCATCCTACGATAAGCCATGGCGGTCATGCTGGAACCACTGAGGGTCACAGGTTCGTTGTTGGTCTCACCATCATAGTTGAGAGCATCCCCCTCGAAGGGCTGGTAGAAACGAATGGTTACTACGTTGTTCTCGTTAGCCAGTGAATTTGCGACACGAGCGTCAGCAGGGCGGACTACGCCACTGTTGATAAGCTGTGGATTGATGGGGTCTCTCTCAGAGATATACCCAGTGAAAACCTCGGGGTCAAAGGAAAAACCGCCGAAAAGTCCAGTTCTTGCCATAATGAAATTCTCCTATTTAGATTTTGGTTCGCAACTTCTCCATTTCAGCCTTGTACTTGGAGGGGTCTGCCTCCTTGAGCTTCATCCGCTCCTCAAATCCCATGTCCTTGAAGTCCTTAGTTTCAGTAGTCTGAGTCCTTGGTTTCGGTGTGTTCTGGAGAGCCTTGCGTGTGTTACGCTCCTGTTCTTTCTCGACTGCTTTCTTGACCACTCCGGCAAATTTCTCAACTTTTGCCAATGTGGCTTCTTGGTCATCCGTGACGACCAGTTCAAGAATCTCTGAGAGTTCCTCCCCTGTGATACCGCTGTCAACCAATTTCTCACGAGCGAGCGCACGGTTCTCGATGGTGAGTGCTTCCTTCATCCTGCGTTCCACTTTCTGTTCCGCTGTGAGGGTCGCCTCGGCTTCGAGTTCTTCCTGCAAGGCTCTGCGTATATCGGGGTCTTTCAAAGCATCCCGCTTTGCCTTCTCCCGAGCTGTCATGCTCGCTTTGCCACGCTCTCTGTCAATGAACCTCTGAATCTCCGGACTCAAGTCCTCGAACTTGATTTCTTCTGTACTCTGATTTGGTTCTGTTGCTTGAGTGTCATCAGTTTTGACGACCTCTTCCGCTTGTTTGTTTACGTCTTCCGGCATATGTCCTCCTCGGTTCGCCTCCGCCTCCCATATAGGTCTACGTATCGCCCCGTTTTATGCTACTTCGTATTATATACGATTATGAAACAAATGTCAATATAAACACTATCACTTTATCTGTCAACTTTCTGTTTCAGTGATTCATCCTCGGGATGTGTCAACTTTATCTTGTTTTCGGGTGTGGGAGAATCGACCATTTTGTTCTCCCAATATTTATCACCTCTCTTGATAAGGTCATCCGGTTCTGAGGTGATGCCCACAATGGAGAGCACGTCAACAGGGTCAAGGGTCTGTGTACCATGCAGGATGGCGATTGCGTTGGCCTTGTTCAATACGTTGTCGGTCATGTTTCTGGTGAACTTGATGTCGACATTGCGGGTCGCAAGCCCCTTGAGCAGTCCATCACTGGTCTGACAGAGCTTGACAATAAGTTTGAGGGTGTTCCTCTCTGCCCGCTTGAAGAACGTCTCCTTGGTTCGGGCCACGACCTCAAGGTCTTGATAACCGTCACGAAGATACACACTATCCCCCGTGTCCCCTCCTCCACCTGAGCGGTTGTCCCTACTCGGGATACCCACCACGAGGCGAAGCTGTTCCATGAGGAACGAGCGCAACTGGTCGGTGGTGCCACCGTCAAGTATGGGTGCGAGGTATTTCAACTCGGCAGGAAGTTCCTTGCTCGATATGATGGAGGCCATCTTGTCATTCTTTATGTTCTCCTTGGCGGTGCTGTCAAGTTCGCAGTTGATTGCCACGAGGATGGAGTTGACCGTCTGCTCCAACTCATTGACGCTGTCAGAACCAACGATGTTGATGGAGTCCAGCAAGGTCTTGACCATTTCCCAATCCCCGATACGGAACGAGTTATTCGGGTATTCCACAATGGGAACCTCGCCCAGCACGTTCTCCACCTCATCAACCAAGTCATCTGCGGAAAGGATTCCGAACGCCTGTCCAGTAGTCTCATAACGATACACATGTTCCGGTGTGTACACGAGATAGACGTGCTTTCCTGCCCCATCCTGTGTGGGAGTGATTTCATAGAACGTACAAGCCATGACCGGAGCATGTCCAATCTCAGTCGAATACACCACGAATGTGGTTACGGGGTCTAGCGTCACGATGCTGAAAGGGATGTCGTCCTCGACACCATAAGCGTCCATGAATACCCCACGATAGGACGTGCCACAGATGGAGGCATAGGTTGCCAACTCTTGGTCTGAGGTGAACTTATCCTCAGCCTCAACCATGCTGTTGAGGTCTGCAACCGTAGTCTGTGCATCGGAAGTCCTGTGGACATAACGAATTGGCTTCCCGAAGGTGTATCCAACTATAGACCTCGTGATGGCCATGGCATGGTTGAGCACCACCCTGTTATCCACATCGGGCCTCACGACCTTCTCCCTGTCAAGGATGTCTTGCCTGCCCTTGTAATAATTGATGAGGTATTCTATCTCAATACCGTTTTGCATGTGGTCTCCCCACACATTCTTGATTACCGTAGGTACCGTGGTACCATCCAAGAGGGGAGCTGTACTGTTCGGCTTCCGCATCTTCTCCGGCAAATACTCAGTGAACAACTGTCGTCTGCCTGTATAGACATGGCTTGTTATCGACATGTATCTCCCCCTTATTTATGCTCAACACAATGTTCGAGCAGGTTTACCTTCTTCTCTAAGGCATATGTCCGCTCTATCAAGTTGTTATGTGTCATAACCTTATCTTCCAATGTCTTCATCCGCATCTGTAATTTCACCACTTCCACGTTCGAGACATATTTTGCACTGATGATTGTCCCCAACAATGCAAATCCAGCAACTATCAGTGTTCCTATGATGGTTGAATCCACTGTTCTTACCCCTTATAACCCGACAGAACGCCTGTCTGAGAACTTGACTGTCTGTACTGTGTACTTCCTCATCATATTGGCCAATCCTGCGCACGAATCGGGAGCATCGTCATGCTTGCTCTTCCCTGTCTGCACAAAAGACAGGAGTTGGCTCATGAACACCCCATAGTATTCCTCACTGCTGTAGAGCGACTGGTCTCGGAAGTACCACTCCTTCACCGCCGGTGCGTGCTGTATGATACGACTCAGCTTGCCACTCTTGCCCGGCGCACGAAGAGCGAGGATATTACAGTGTATGCCATCTTCCTTGAGCATCCTAGAGACGTCCCTTGAGTAGAAGTCACCACCGTTGTTCGCCTCGAACACCACCCTCTTTATGCCGTGACGCTTGATGTATCCTGCCACAATCGGCTCGGTCATACTGTACCCACCCTTGAGGAACACACAGTCCACGATGTAGATGTCGTCCCCCCACTGGTACGCTATAGGCATACTGAGGAAGTCATCACCACCGAAAGCAACGTCCACAAAGGCGAATATGTCATCGGGTGGGTCTTTCGGTAACTCCAAGAACCGTTCGAGCTCGGTGAACAGGAGACCATCCCTCTCGATGGGGTTCTGCTGGTACACACACTCCCAAGTCACGGTGTCGGTCATGGTCTTGAGATTCTTGTAGTGCTTGGTGCTGTATCCCACGCCATACTCATAATCGAAGTTGCTGTTCCCGAACTCATCCACAGCGGAGAGCACCATGAACTTCGCCCGTTCATCACCCTCGTACTTCGCCTCAATCCTCCCGAGTGGGTCATGGATAGACCATCGTGTACCGATGATGAGCATGGGAACGTTGTCCTTCTTACGCTGGAGCATATCCGATGAGACCTTCTCCCACAGACTGTCCAATCGGTTGATGTTCCTCGCTTCCTCAATACCGCTGACGAGGTCATCCAAGTACAGGAGGTCGCTCGCCTCCGTCGCACCTGTGACCGACCCATCGATGGAGCGGAAAGTGAGCGTCCTGTACCTACGTCTGTCACCCAAATCGAGGGTGAGGTTCTTCGCACTCGTGGCAATGAGCGGTGAGGACGGGAAAATGTCCAAGAATCGGTATTCAGGTGATTGGATGAACTCCAAGCACCCATCATAGAACGAGTTGACGAGTGCGGACGAGTATCCTGCGCTCAATATCGACTTGTTCGGATTCCTGCCACCCCTCCACAGGAGATACAGCAAGCTCAGCGTGGTCTTGCCCACACGAGGGGGCATGGAGACCGCCAGCACGTCAAGCTCGCCATCGGCAAGCCTCTGCATCTCATGCACCACCGGACTCAGACGCTCCTTCCTCGGTCCATAGAACCGCTTCTCGGGAGGTCTGTTCCACTCCATTGCCACAAGGAAGCACTCGAAGTCCTCCCTTGCACAGTAAGTATATGCGTCACGAAGAATTACCAGTAAGTTCTTCCTTACCTCCGTATCCTTTTCTTTACGAATGAGGGAGGGTCGAATCTCCTTGATTATGGTCTTGTTGGTCTCGTGGGCGTTTGCGAAGTCTTGGCTCGTGTGGTAGAGGTTCGCCAACACCTTCAACTTCTCTGCCTTGAGGGTTAGGGGCATCTTCTTCATCCCACGGACGGTAAGCTGTGACTCGAGCTTCCTTATCCGCTCTAAGGTCGCACCAGCCATATCTCCTCCAACCCTGTATTCTCACCGATGATACCGCATGTGACCCCTCTCTCGGTTCCCACCAATCCCTTGTGGGAAGTCCACTCATCGGGAAGTGCCATTGCCCTGCATCGTATCATCGTCACGCCGTTCTTCTCGACGAGGTTGAGTTGGTGCAGGTGCCCCAAGAACCAGTACCGGAACGACGAGGCACCCCAAAGCGGGGCGTTCTCCATCTGCATGACCGTGGCGAGGTCTGCTTCCTTGTCACCGTGGGAGAATCCTATCGCCGTCTTGCCCCACAACCTATATTTCCTCGGGGACGGGTCAGTGTCCACCTCGAACTTGTCCATATTCCTGTATCTTTCTTCCAATGCCTTCGCTATCGCATAACTGAGCACCATGTCATGGTTGCCCTCCGAGTAGATGACCTCCACGTCAGCCACCGAACCCAGTGTATCGACCACCCTGCTCATGAGCGTGAGCCCACCTGCGAGCATTTCGTGCCATGCCATAGAGTTATCCTGCGGTGCGCCCTTGGTCGTGGTACCCTGTGGGTTGTCCGAGTTGAGGAAGTCCTGCCCGATGGTGACGAACACCTTGCCCACACCCTTATCCTTGAGCTTGTCCGCTATCTCCCTGACCACCCGCATCACGTCCTCAGCCACGTCCCGCTTGTCCCCGACAAGAGGTCTGCGCCCGTAGTGTACATCATAGAGTCCCACCACCGCACACCTTCCGAATATGTCGCCCCGATACCTGCGTCCAGCCTTGACCTTGTCGAGCTTGGCGAGCGTTTTCGCCATGACGGTTGCGAGCATCTCCGCTTCCAACTGCGGAACCTCACGGGCGACCACCTTTATACGGCTCGTCCACTTGTCCCCACGCTTGATGCAGGTAGACTCGATGACCCGCCAGTATGATGGGTCGTAGCCGTGGTAACGCAACAGTGCGTCGTTGTCGAACTCCCTCGGGTCTTGATGGGTCTCCGTCACCTCGCTGGTGGCGGAACCGTCCTTATTCGACCTCATGAACCTGCGCACAGGGGAGCCTTGCCTGCGGTACATGGAGCGTGCCCTCTCACCCACCACATACGGCTCCTCGCCTTCGCTTGCATAAAACATCCCGATTTCCCGCCATGAGAGCCCTTTCTCCCTCAGCTCGACTATCTTTTCCAGAGTCATTTCCATCCATTACTCCTCGGTGGCTATTATATACGAATTGACGTAAAATGTCAAGAACCTACATTGACATTTCCGCCAAAAGTGTATATAATACGAGGTGAGCATGGATGTGAGACTATTCTGCCCCTGTGTCCGTGTTCGCCCTTCTCCATTTGTGCCAACAGCGGGTCATCTCACACGGCACGCCTCCTTCTCCCATATCCCCTCTAGGTATGGGAGTTTTCATTTAGGGCTTGACACATACATGGTGCATGTGATATATTATTTATCGCAGGGTGGTGTAAAGGCAACATATCGGTCTCATACGCCGATGCTGAGGGTTCGAGTCCCTTCCCTGCTATTGGGGCAAAAATGGTGTCGATTGTCTGTAAAACCTTTCGTGGGAACAGATAAGACAAGGGTTCGATTCCCTTTTGCTCCAATGCTAAATGCGAGATTTCTGTTTTTAACTGGGCTTTTTTGCCACTTTTGGTAAGAAACGGGGTCTTAAAAACGCAAAATGGGAGGTTTATATGATTTTACCGTTCAGCACGGACGAGTGGGGTTTCGAGAGACTGACCCACCGCAGGAGCATGGCGGACAGGAAACGGCAGGAGCGCAACAGCATCAAGTTCATCGAGTGGATGACGGATGTGTTCAAGACGAACGCACCGAGGCCCCTCGAGCAGGGGGAGAAGTACCATTGCCAAGGCATGAGACTCCATCCTCGTAACAACGAGTTCCTGCGAAACCATGTCGAGCCATGGACGTGGTTTGACCTGTGCCCTGTCGATGATGAGAAGCTGGCTCTCGATGAGCTGGAAATTGACCATTTCTTTATAAAAAGAGGAGTTGAGGGATGAAAGAGGAAGGGTCTCTTAGGAGGCTCTTTTTTTGTGTCCTAGAATGGTACGGGGGTGGACTAAAAAGTCGAAAAAAAATTGGGTCGGAGCAGAGACCATCGACAGCGGCCGGACGGACACGTGAAATAGGGGTACCCCTCCCCTACCCCACCTATATGAAACCAATATAACTTTCATACGTATCATAATGACACACCATAATTCCTAGTAAAACACTAGACTAATGAGCATAATTCCTAGTAAAACACTAGGCTAATGAGCATGAAACCATACCAATACACTAGGATATGCCAGCAATGCAATCCTTTTAATGCCTATTAGTTTACTAGGATATAAGCGTTTGATAATCCACTCGAACACTAGGATATATCGTACCAGTTATGACCTATCGATTTACACCAGACTGACACGAGAGCAAATCACCACGCAGAGGCACCTCAAAGGCCCTACAGTGAACGCAACTGGTAAAGTGGTACTTGTACCCATCCGATAAGTAAGAACGCCGTGTGGGCACAATAAAGGCCCCCGCAATGGGGGCCGTTTGATTACTCTTTACAGAGCAACGCCAGG